GTAATGCTGATTTAGAATCATAAGCCTTGTCGTCGACCGCAAGAATTGGAGCCGATTTTATACCATTATCTAATCCAAATTGTACTACTTTATCTTTATCGTCTATAATACTAAAATCTATCCCTGCCTGTGTTAATTTTGTTTCAATCATTTTACACATAGGACAATGGGTGCTGTAGAGTATAATACTCATTCTTTAAGTCCTCCTAAAAGTTTTAGTGCTATATTAAGTATTAAATCTAAATATAGCACTTTTAACTTTTTTGATACAAGATATTGTTAGGCCGCACCTACTCGCTCATAATCTAGCTGGATATTGCCATTGCCTAAGAGTTCCATTTTATATAGTTCGTGAGTCGGTGTCTTTGTATAAGTCTTACCAACAAAGTCATCGCCTTTTCGATAGCCAGTTACCATAATCTTAGTTCCTCTTGTGAACCAACTGCTATCTACTCTATGCTTAACTCCATCAGCGCCCATCTCTGATACCTGCTTATCGAACATTGCGAAGAACTCTTTACTAAATCTTATATTTACTGTTGTACCATTCTTTTGAAGGATTGCTACATAATTATCTTTTGAGTTCTTTGCTAATACTGTGCCCGCAATTAATGATAGCTTATATATTGGCCATTGAGCATTCTTACGAGTGATGTAATATTCAACATCGCCATCTGGGTCTAACTCTTCAAACTCAACAACACCATATTTACTTAAATCATAATTTGCAAGCTCATGGTCGTGATAGTAGAAACATACACTATCCATTTCCCATGATGAGATATTACCTTGTGCATACTTATTCCATAACTCTTTAAACTCAATACCTTCGAGTTGTTTCATAAGTTGTGGCATATTCTTGTTGATATAATCTCTTTGTTCGTCCTTCTTCTTTTCATAAAAGTTATCCCATGCGGCCTGGTTGAGAATAAAATCACCTTTTTCATTTTGATTAACATATTGAAGGAGATTCTTTCCTTCCAAGAAACCCATGGCTCTTTCATCAAGACAATAGGCACATTTAGCTTTTAAGTATCTATTGAATTCAAAGAATGAACTTAATTCTGCGGGCAAAAGACCATTTCTAATCAATGTAGATACATTCTGTAAGGTCAATCTCTTTCTATGATTCATCTTCATCCAAATTGCATACGCCATTATTTCATAACGAGTGCGATCAGGATATAGACTATCGAACGCTCCACCTTTAATTAGATTGAATAGAGTTGCTACATTACAATTCACTTTGTCCATAAAATCTGCGAGACCTTCATATGGACGGTTCTCAATAATGGCTCTAGAATCATCATCACCAACTCTATTTATGTTCTTGAGGCCGCAATAAATCTTATTTTCTTTACCATTAGGCGTGTATCCAAAGTCAGAGTAGTTGATATTAGGAAGTCCAATTTCAATCCTTCTTTCTTGTAACAAACTAATGGCTTTTGCTATCTTTGAGTAATCTGTTGTCTTACCATCTACATCTTCCATACTACCAGAGTTAACTGTTAGACATGCTGTATTCCAATAGATAGGTGAGAACATAACTGCGAGATAGATAGTCTGCAGACCAATGAGTGAATACTCAAGTCCATGTGCTTTGTTGAATGAATAAGCCAACTGCGGCAACATGACTATTTTCCATATATAGTCCGCAAACTCTTTATGAGGAACCTTCTCATATAACAATTTCTTTTGAGCAGGAATCTCATTCATCTTCTTTTTAGCAAGTGTCTTACGAAGAGCGTTACTTTCTGCAAGAGTATATCCAACATCCATAACTGTAAGCATCAGGTCTTCCTGAGTAAGACAGTTGCCATAATATGGCTTAAGTCTTTTATCAAGAATATCCATTTCTTCTTTTGTAAGACCCGCTTGCTTCATTTCATCGTACCATGATTGCGGGTTAGCTCTCAATCGAAGGAACCTATCAAGAGGAGGTTCCTGTCCTGGCAGGGCTTGAAGCCTCATAAGTACATTACATACAACCATATCATTTATATTCTGAGGCTGTACTGTCTTTACTGTATATAGGCCCGCAGATGCAGAGAACTGAAATGCATCTATAACACTACCAGTATTCAATGCATCCCATATCTCTTGATGGTCGTAGTCAAGAATATCGGGATGAAGATATTTATTGTACGCCTCTTGCAGAGTAAGCGAAGGATCAATGACACCATTCTTCTGCATGAGTTCAATACAAATTCTCATTTTTGTTGAGATTTCAGTTACAAGAAAATCGAACTTTGTTGCGCCTGCGGCCTCAGCTACATGAAGATCGTACTGGGTCGTAAGATCTCCCTTCGGACTCCGCATAATCGCACCATAATTATAAGGATTATCAACATCTGTCAAAAGTACACCAGATGCATGAACACCTCTCTGTACGATAAGTCCTTCAATTCCTTTTATAATATCCAATAGACCGGGGTATGATTTAACTGCATTGATGAAAGTAGTCGAAGGCTTTCTGCCTTTCTCATCATTGCCTTCAAGTATATCATGTAAATCCCATAACTGACCACGCTCTTGTGGAACAAGAGATGCAATATACTGTGAAGTGTCGACATCAATACCGTCTGGATAATCAACATCTCTATAACCTCTACAAGCTATGTTAATTGCGGACTTGAGTGTGGCAGTACCAAATGTAGCTACTTGTACTAATCCAAGCTCTCCTCGCTCTTCTCTAATAGCTTCGAAGATACTTTCTCGTTTAGTAGGGTCAAGGTCGATATCGATATCCGGCAGCTCAACTCTGGCACGGTTGAGGAAACGGAAAGAGGGGAGATCCCAAGCTATAGGGTCAACTTGGGTGATATTTAGCAACCAGTTGCTGACAAAGGAGCCAGCCGAACCTCGACCAGGCCCTACTATACTACCATTATCCCAAAATAGATGGGCATAATGTGCGAAAGTAGTGAAGTAAGCAAACAAACAATCGTCTAATTCGTGACCGATATAGTCTATAATATCTGCTTCTTCTTCTAATCGTTTGAGATAGGTTTCATTTACTAATCCTTTCTCAACCAATCTATCATAACATTTGTTTACCCAAGTCCTTTCTTCAAGAACATCAGATTCAAACAAACGACACAATGTTGGATACTCGGGATGGTCAAATACTTTCTTAGGCACATCCGCAAGTATAACTCGTGGAATAGTTTGATTATGACTCAAATCATACATTTCAACTTTGTCATAAATCTCCATACTATTTTTATAGAGTTCTTCTATATCGAAGGTATCTTTTAAGTAACCTGTAATATCTTTATCTTCCATAAGATAAGCAAACTGATAGAAATCATCTACCTCTCTATCACCATCTTTAGAGTTCAAAAAGGCTTTATGAACATACCTATCAGCTTTTGAAAGATAATGAGCATCGTCGCCAATTACTACTTTGAGTTTATATAATTCGGCAATCTGCTTAATCTTTCCATTGATGTAGGTCTGTTCGTCACTATCTGCGGCCGCAATTTCCAAATAGAAATCATCACCAAATGTTGCAATGCCCCATTCAATGAATTTAATAATCCTATTGTATGCTTCTGTCTTACCTTCTGTGTTTCTCATGATTTCGGCATCACGCATACGCAGAAGGTTGGTTCCAAGTTCGCCACCAATACATGCGGTAGTTGCTATAAGATGACCCTTACCATACTTTTGAATCAGCTCTTCAATTTCTGATTTCTGAGTAGGTACTCTCCACATATTATTTGCGACTTTACCATTATACCATGCTATTGATGTCTGCTCTTGAAGCAAATCGTGACCAATCTTATCTTTAGCAATCAAAATAAAATGAAAATACTTATCGACATTGTTTCTATCATCAACAAGATATATTTCATTACCTAATGCAACCTTAAAATCGGGATGGTCTTTTTGCATTTTTAAACCATACTGATTCGCTACAAAGTGACCAGCTATAGTTTCATGATCTGTAATAGCCAATCCCGCAAGTCCGATGTTGATTGCTCTATCTATTAAGTTTTTCGGTTTGTTAGTACAATCTATTAGCCTCAGATTGCTATATTCCGTATGATTGTGTGTACTAAATCTACTCACTTATATTATCTCCCATTTCATTTTATATATATATTATATCATAAATTAAATAAAGAGTCAAATTCTGACTCTTTATCTAAGATAATAATCCTTCTCATTTTGAGGAGTAATTAAAAAGTGTGTGGTTTCTATTTTTAAATCATTTATATCGTATGTTTTATCGTATGGGATACGAATTAAAGGAATAGAGTGTTCAAAACAATACTTATTTTTTAATAAATCGTTGCTTCTTGTTTTTTCAAAATTTTCTTTATTATTCCAACCTTTGTAATTTGAATCATAAAAATATTCAAAATGTTGATTACCATCATATTCTATTAAATATAATAAATGGTCATTATTAAATATTGCAAAATCAAATTTAAGTCTATCACATTGCCTACCCGTAGAAGACAAATCATTAAATTCATATTGTTTTTTATAAGTAAACCAAGAGCATCCAGCATATTTGAAATTAAGCCTTCATTTTTATTTAATTGACAACCACAACTAGTAGTATCTCCATTTCGCAAATAGTCGCCAAAAACTATAACATTCTACTTTCCGCATTTGGTACAAGTACAATTCCAATATGCTCCGATTTTATTTTCTGGCGTTTCATCTGCAGTAGCCATTCTATTCACATACAACCATCCGTAAGTTTTTCCTTCTTCGTGTTTGATATTAATCTAACGCATTTTTTCCATACGAACGCATCCGCAATTAGTACTCCTGCCTGATCGCAAATGCGCTCCATCTACTTCTTTTTCTTTTCCACAAGCAGTACACTAACAAAGCCATCTTGTACGACCTTGTGCGTTATTTGCTACTCTTGTTATAACGTGCCAATATCCAAAATCTTGATTAGTTAAATCGATCATTTTACTCATGTTTATTTCCTCCTACATATAATCATTCTTATGTACAGTAAATTGAACATTTATGATACGTTCCGCACTAATACAAGCTTTTTTGCCGCTCTGGTTACAGCAGTATATAAATATCTATAATGGTCTTCTTTTTGATATGGGAACCCTTCTTCAAAAGCTAAAACATTATCCCATTCTCCACCTTGTGCCTTCCATACTGTAATACAGTACCCAAAGTCAAAGAGTCTTGGAACTAGGAACTTACGCTTACATCTATACATTTGCTTATCAGTAAGACACCGTTCACCAGTTTCAAGATATACCTTATCAATAGGTATACTATCAAATGGAAGAATAGCTCCTTCCGCAAGAAAGTGCGCTCTGTATTCTGGAACTCCAAGCATATTGTGCGGAATTTCATTTACTAATTCGACTGTTCCAGTTGAACCATTCACAAGAGTGTCTCCAGTCTCCGTAACATCGTCCCAATAATTACTAAGACAAATAAGTCTTTCACCTTCTTGAAGCTCACCTTCAAAACCATAAAGATTGCGGCACAGAGTATTAACGCTCCTTCGGGTCTTGTTTGTTGCGCATAATATCTGATCCGCCCATTGATAATGTCCTGTTACTAACTCGCTATTATTGATTACTTGTACTTCATCGCCTTTGAAGTTTTCAAACGGCTCCATATTTCTAATCTTCATAGAAAGCTGAACTATCTCACTGCCCTCTTCCTGTCTCATAATTTGAGTTAACATTACATCTGGATTGTCTAATAGATGGTTATCGTCCATTACAGGGGGGAGCTGAAACGGATCTCCAAGTCCTACTATCGGGATATGGTGCCGAAGCAGTTGTTGAAACAATGGATCTGGAACCATAGATATCTCATCTATAACGATGAGCTTATATGAGCCAATAAACTTTTTAGGAACATTCTTAAATCCGCCATTTGGTAAAGGATATGACTCATATAATAACTTATGGATGGTCGTTGCTCCATCGTTTCCTTTATTTTTAAGGATAAGCGCGGCCTTGCCAGTATACGCACAGTATGCGACTTCCTATGGAGCTAGATGTAATTCTGCAATTAACCAAGCTACGAGAGTCGATTTACCTGTGCCCGCATATCCGCTAATACATGTATATGGTTCACGGTTACGGATACGCTGGGCCGCAATCTTCAATCCTTCTTTCTGTTGTTCATTTAATTCTATAGTCAATTCATTCATAAATATATTATATCATAAATTCCTTCAATAGTCAATTAAAAGTCCCATTTAAGATTCTTGCTTACGGCATACTCGATAATCTTAATCTGTGGTCTTTTGTTTCCCATCCATTCGTTAATATCGCAAGTTCCGACTATATCAATAATCTTTCCAGCATCTTGAGTTAATTCATCAAACGCTTCTTTACTAAAACCAAATTTCATTAACTCAACACCATTGTTCAAAGTTATTTTAAGGGTTGGATGCTTGTCCGCAGACAATAGCTGACAGTTCTCGCTATTGACTTTAAGATTTCTAATTGCAATCTGCGGCTCGGGTATATTCTGTGCCCATACTGACTTCATTTCGCCAATATTAAGGATTACATTAGGTAATACAGCTTGTCCATCAAAGATGTAGTCAACATAATAAATTGGCTCATCACTCATATCTTTAAGAATCTCATTAGTACTGTCGATAAAATCATCAACATCATCAACTTTGATTCCTAAACCAAATGCTCCTTGGTGCGGGAGCGTTCCACTGTCTTTCGACAAGGCCTGACTATTTTTTACTTTAATATTAAATATTAAAGAACCCCATTTCCCCTAACGTATCAATAGTTAGAGTACTCTCAATCTCACTTGAGATAGTCGATACAGGTTACTTAGTTATTCTCTTAAAGGATAAATTAAATTGTTTTGAGGGAAGTTTTGACCATTATTAATAGCTGTTACTGTGGTTCTAGCACAGCCATATTTTTTTGCAATTTCTTTTTGAGTTAATGTTGTATTTAATAAATCATCAATAATCAATAATGCTCGTTCTTCCTAATAAGCTCTACCGGTTTCTTTTCTTAAAGGATATAATAAAGAATCATTGTGCCATAATTTTCCACTTTGTATTCTTTTTATTGTCGAATAATCATATCCTGTCTATTCAGAGATTTCTTTTAATTGTAATGAAGTGTTTAATATTAAATCAATTACATGATTTACTTCTTTTTGAGTGTGGGTAGCAAATGGACTATTTTCTTTAATATTAAGCGGAGGATTATCCCCTCCTTCGGTCATATTGTATCCATTCTCAAAACTATCGTAATATCGAATCCAATATTGTTCTCTTTCATTATAGTTTTCAATTTGATACTCTAAAACTTCAAAACTAAAATTTTCTATACCATATTTATCAAAGGCATAATATAAAATTTTATTTTCGTCGTTTCCATAGCCTTTCATTTTATGTTCTTGAAATCGTCTTTTATAATCGGTAGTCTAACCAATATAACATTTGTTATTAGTTAGGTTTGTAATTTTATAAATATCCTTTTTCATAATTTATCTCCTTTTATATATTGAAGATAAATACCAAGTCTTCCCACGAGGTTCCCATGTATATACAGCATTTATCTTCTATATATATTTAGGGTTTCTCGTTAGCAAATTAATTATAAATGTCCCAAAATGGTCATTTTTAATTTACCCCGCTGATAGGCGGAAAAAGGTTTAAGGGCCACCAATTTAACCCTCTGCCATAGTAATAGCATGTGATTGCTCACAGAT